TTCGCCGCGGCGCCGACGCCGATTGCGATAGCTGCCAGCGCAACCATCCACTTGACGATCTCGCCGAGCACCGGCGCGAGCGGTCCGAGGATGATGCCGAGCGCCTCGAACAACGGCCCGAGCACGCGCATGGCGATGACGAGCCCGTCAATCACGCCGGACGAGATCTCCGCCGCAATCGGCAGGAACCGCTCCAGGGCAGGCAGGACGTACGTGACGAATGCCGCGCCGAGCTTCTCCGCATTCTGCCAGAGCTTCTCGAACTGGTCGCCGAGCAGCTTGAGAACGCGCTGGCCCTCGGCCGACCGGACGAACTCGTTGAACTTGGCGGTCAGCTGGTTCAGCGTGCCGAGGAAGGACCGCGCCTCTCCGCCGTTTAGCCCGGTCCACATCGCGGAGAACGCCATGCTGACGTTCTTGACAATGCCCCAGAGATCCTTGAGCGCCTGGACCCCGGACTCGATCCAGCCCTTGATCTTGGTGGCGCCTTCGGCCGAGTTGACGAAGTCGGCGAACCGCTTAGCCGCATCGCCCGCGCCGCGCGTCAGCGGCTCGAAGACCTGCGCGGAGATCCGCATGATGCCGAGGAATGCCCGCAGCAACTGCGGCACCGCCTTGGCGACGTTCGCGATGATCTTCTCGAACAGCCCGAGCGAGATAGAGAGGTTGGTGAAGCCTTCGCCGCTCTTCAGCACACCGGCAATGCCGAACGCCATGCCATTCAGCGTGTCGGCGACGCGCCCCATGACGCCCTGCAGGACCGGCATGTACTTCGCGCCGAGTTCCTGGACAACCTTGCCCAGGCCCTTGAACAAGCGCTCCTGGACGTCGAGCCGGAGTTCCTTGAAGCCCTTTTGGTAGATGTCCCGGACCGCAGTTGCGAACTCCCGCGCGGAGGGGCTCAGGTTCTTCAGCGCCTCGGCGAACTTGGCCGGGTCATCGAGGTTCTTGAACGCCTCGTCCAGGCCGATGATGCCGACCTTGAATGTGGCGGCAGCGAGACCTGCGGCGCCAAGGATCGCGGGCAGCAGAAGGACCGCGCCGGAGAGGTCGCGGATCGAGGTCACGAGTCCGGCGATGAGGTGCGCTGCTCCGCCTACTGCGGCGAGCGCGCCACCAAATGCCATGACTGGCTTGATCATGGAGCGGACGATGCGGAACGCGACGACGGCGTTAGCCGCGGAGAGCGCGAGACCGGCGAACTTGTGGAGGGGAGCCGCCAGGCCGTTGATCCTGGCACCAAAGTTGCCGACGAGATTACCGATTCCGCTCAGCAGGGCGAACCGCGAGAGAACCGTTTGGATCAGCTTGGTCGAGCCCGCGAATAGCGTGATCGCGGCGGAGAGTTGAATGGCCTTCTTGACGACGCCGGGGAAGCCTTCGGCTCCCTTGGGGACGGACCCCATCGCCAAGCCCAGAGAAGAGAAGATCTGGTTGACGCCCTTGAACGCCAGAAATGCGCTCTTGCTCTTGCCGAGCAGGCTCGTAGTGACCGCGAGTCCGCCCGCGAAGAGGCCGACCGCGCGGGCGACGCGGGTCATGTCGTTGACCATGCCCTGCGAATGCGAGCGCCAGCCCTTGGCGAGGCTGGCGAACCGTCCGAGCAGCTCGCCAGCCTTCGCCTTCAGGGAATCGAGATCCTTGGCGGCTTGACCGGTGCCCTTGTCCTTGTAATCGACGACAATCTTGCCATGCGCCGTTCCGAGATCGTAGTCGGCCACCGGTATCTCCTATTTCGCCATCGGGTCTCGATACTTGGCGCCGCCCTCCGCGCGTAGCCACTTGTTAAGTACCAGCCGGGCCTTGACCTGAGCGGCCTGGCTGTTCTTGCTCTTCTGTTGTGCGGCTTCGATCTCGGCCTCGATGGTGTTTCCAACATGGGTTACCACGCGGTCGAAATAGAAGGCCGTGGCATCATGTTGGATCGCCATCAATTCAGACGGGCGAATCCTCAGGCTTTGGGATAGGCGCCACGTCGACCACAGCCGACTCGGGCTGCTCACGAAACGACTGCAGACCGTCCATGTCCATGCCCTCCATTCCGAAGGCGAGGATGGCCATCTGGTCACTGAATGGGATCGAGTCGACGTACACGACGTCTTCCTCGCGGTCCTCCGGCTCGATCGTGAACCACTTACCGGCCTCGTCCTTGAGCTGCGTGGACTGGATCTTCGGCTGGACAACGACCTGCGGAAGGACGCGGTCCATGAGCGTGGTCAGCGCGTCGATGTTGTCCTTCTTGAAGAACTCGCGCATCTGCTCGGCCTCTTGCTGCGCCTGCTGCTTCTTGGTCAGCTTCTTGGGCGCGCGGTCGGAGGGCCGCTTACCCTGCGCGGGCTTGATGACCTTCTCCTCCACGGTGGGAGCGAGCTTGTCGAACTCCTCGATGAGATCCGCGGCGACAATCGCCTGCAGATCCATGCGCTTGGCGAGGATCTTGCCGCCCGAGGGGAGATCCAGCTCCTGGAACGGAGACTGGCCCCATGCGGTGGGAATTGAGTACGAGCTTGGCATCCTTGTGCTCCTTCGCTCTTACGGGTCTTACTCTGCCTCGGGCAGGGTGATCGCCGTGGTTCCGATCGGGACTGCGGTCTCGTTCTGGACGATGTCGTACAGGACGTCCATGGTGTCGTCCAGGAGCGGCAGCGCCTGGCCCGAGCCCGAGGTGAGGAAGAACTCACCATCGGAGAACTCGCCCTCCAGCGAGTCCGTCGCACGGCAGCGGTACAGAATGCCGTGGACGTCGCCGCCCGAGTCCGAGATGATCTGGCCCTCGACGAGGAACCAGGGCCGGTTCTGCCGACCCAGCTTGCGGTACACGCGCTTCTTGTTCGGCGTGGTGCCGCTGTCGGTGATCGTGCCGCCCGACATCGCCTTCCAGGCGTCGAGCGAAAGGCCACCGGCCTCCAGCTCCCACTCGACCACGGCGCCGCGACCACGAGTGGTCACCACCCGGTCGTCACCGCGCAGCTCCTCGAACTCCTCCGTCTCGGAGAAGCTCAGGGTGCGGGAGTTGGGGAAGTCGATGACAGTGGAGCCCAGCGTGATTCCGCCCGCGTCCGCGTACGGCGTGAGCTTGATGTCACGAAGGCCGTACGGCAGGGCCGTGGCCAGGGGAGTGCTCATTGGAGCCCTTCCTATTCGGGGGATTCTTGTACATCTGCGTAGTGATCAGTTCGCAACTGGGGAGCCTGAACTTGTGGATCACCACGACACCTTTGCCAGCGCCGCAACGACTCGACCTACATTTGACTTCGAGGACATCACCCTCAACTACGCCAAACAGGATCGAGTTGTCGCAGCGCACCTCGCTCACTCCGCGTCGTCGTCCATGACGACTACAAAGTCCGTACCTTCCTTCTCGCGGATGTGCTCGATGGTGGCATCTCGCAACCGCTCGCCGAGCACGGTGAAGCCATTGCTGGCGTCCCACTGCACCGTGCCCTGCATCTTGACTCCGGCCTTTTCCCAATCATCGTCAGAAATGCGCCGAACGTCTGCCACGCCAATGTACTTGACGCACTTCACGCCCTTTGCCATGGACCCTCCTCTCAACGGTCTTATTCTACCGGGATACCACAGTGTATCCGGCATTGCGGGTAATGGTCTTGTAGCCCTCATCGTTGAAGTCCGGGCTCATCCCGTTGTAGTCCACAGACGTCAGAATGCCATCCGCGCCGGGTACGTGTAGCGCTGAAGTGAGGACCGTAGTACAACGCTTCAGGATCACGTCCAGGGGCGCGTAATCGGTCGACATCTCCCGCGGACAATGGGCCCAGACCGTCAGAACCTGCTGCTCGCTGGCCTTTCCCGGCGCCAGCGTCACCTCCTCCCAGCGGAAGATCAGGAACCGCGACTTGCGCGGCACAACGTCGACAGCGCCATTCGGGAACACGGTATCGGCACTGATGCCTAACCCGGTTAGCGTCGGGTCGGTAGTGAGGAGGCTGAACACAGCCGCGCGGGCGCTCACAAGTGGCTCCAAAGGTCGTCGAGTAGCGAGGTCAGCTCCCGCGT